CCCACCTCCGCCCCCACCTGCACCCCCTCCACCAGCAACGACCTCCCCGTCAACATCTAAGACGAAACCTCAAGTAACTAGTAAAGATACTGACTGGAGAGTGAAACTAACACTAGCGCCCGGAGCATCGTATTTGTATAATGATCCAAATGTAAAGAATGATCCTACAAGTATATTATATCCATTGGGACCTTCTGGTACAGGTGGAATAATATTTCCTTATTTACCGCAAATTAGTTTAAGTTATCGTGCAAATTATGATAGTGCGGATATCACACATACTAATTATAAAAATTATTTCTATAAAAATAGTGCTGTGGAAGACATTAACATTACAGCCGATTTTACAGCACAAGACGTTACTGAAGCAAAATATATGTTAGCGGTGATACATTTTTTCAGATCAGTTACTAAAATGTTTTATGGTCAAGATACAACTCCCCCGGGCGGTACTCCCCCACCGTTATGTTATCTTAGTGGTTTAGGTGCATATCAATTTAGTAACCATCCAATTGCAATTACAAATTTTTCATATAGCTTACCTAACGATGTTGATTATATTAGAACAGAAAATTTAGTAGGTGGCTTTAGTGCATCACCAATTCAAACTTTAATAGCTTCTACTCCCGGTAAGGCAGGGAAACCTAGCATATTCAGTGGAATTGCAACATCAATAAACAAATTTATGTCAGAGCATAGATTAGGTGGCGCTAAACTTACCCCGGGAGCAAAACCTGTCGCCCCGTCATTTAAAAATATAGCATCTGCAATTGATCAAGTAACATATGTACCAACTAAATTACAATTGCAAATTACAGCAGTACCGATAGTAAGTAGAAAAGATATCAGTACAAACTTTAAACTTAATGGTAGTAAGAGTTATAGTTCAGGTGACTTACTTAAAGGAGGATTCTGGTAATGGCAGTCTCATATTCACAAAACAGTCCATATTATACTACTAGTGTTTATAATAATTTATTTTTAGATATTATGGACAACAGAGATATTACTCCCGATCCAACTGATGTGTATTGGCAAATTACTCAAACTTATCATATGAGACCTGATATGTTAGCATATGACTTATATGAGAACAGTCAATTGTGGTGGGTTTTTGCACAAAGAAATCCTAATATGATTAAAGATCCATTGTTTGATTTTGTTGCAGGAACATATATATTTCTACCACAACTAGATAATTTAAAAACACAGTTAAGTTTATAATATGGATATATCTCAAGTTACTAGCCCAGATGGTAGTTATACTAGATATAATACTAGTACCCTAACACCAAATACTACTACAGTAGAAAAATGGAATAAGGACGGTACATTAGCAAGTTCTCAAGAAGTACCTACTAATTCATTAGCCAACGTGGATAAAGGTACGCCTGTAGTTGATAATACTCAATCAAGTGCACCTCAAAAAGGTGTTTCATATGTAAATAAGTTAGGTGATGAAAGTGAAAAAGAGTTTCAGGCTACAAAAGCAAATAATTTAGCACAACAAAAAGCAGATGATGCTTTGTATGAAACTGTTAAAGTACCGGATGCAAATTATAAAGATGGGTATAGATACGATAAAGTACTGAAAACACCAAAACCAACTGACCAACTTAATACTCTAACAAAAGAAGTTAATGATGATTCAGGTAAAAACAGTACAACACCAGCCACACCCATACAAGTAGATACCCCGGGTAACCAAAATAAAATTCCAACCAGAGATAATCCTTTATCTGCATTTTCTAGTTACACATACAACATAAGTTTGTATATGATTAACCCTGATTCTTTTAATCAATATCTTAATAAAGGTACAGTTCCTAGTGACTGGGAATTAATATGTCGTAGCGGTGGTATTAATAATAGTTTAGATAAAGATAGTGCTAATATAAGACCAGATGGGTTTGATTTAGACTACTTCATAGACAATTTACATATTACTACTGCTATTAGCAGTCAGGAAACATTGAGTCCTGCAACTAGTTTTGATTATCAATTTCAGGTAACAGAACCATATGGATTTACTTTTCCAACTAGATTAGTTAAAGCAGCAGAACAAATGCAAAAAAAGGGCGATACTACAGGAAGCAAACCGGCAACAAAAACAATAACTGCACTAGCAACAAATTTCATGTTGGTCATAAGATTTTATGGGTATGATAGTAAAGGTAATTTAGTAACTAATACTAAGTACCCATTGGCTGATAATGTAACAGATAGCAATGCTTTGTTTGAAAGAACATTCCCTATTATAATATATTCGTTTGATTTTAAACTAGATAACAAAATGGTAGTTTATAATATCAAAGCGAAATCAGCACCAGAACAATATGCATATAGTAAAACTGCTATGGAAATTCCTGAAACTATCTCAGTAAAGGGAGAAACAGTACAGGATGTATTACAAGGTTCCGATGAAACTAATAATAAACCAAACATATTGGGTTTAATGCAAGCATTGAATGATTACCAAAAAAGTTTGAAAGACAAAGAACAAATTGAAGAACCTGATACTTATAAAATATTATTCGAACCTAATTCCGGTATTGATGTTGCAATGGTAACTGACCAATCTAATTCAGTAGTTAAAAGTAAAACTCCAAATTCACCTGTGACATCAGCGAATCAAGTTAACGTAAAAAACGAAACTAAAGCTAGTGACATATCTACTAATATGAGATCCATAACTTTTAATAAAGGTGATACTATATTACAATGTATTGATACAGTTATATCTCAAAGTTCTTATATATTAGATAAATTAAAAAATAAACCTGATGAAAAAGTAGCAGAAGTTAAAAAACAAGATAAAGACTATACAGCTAATACTCCTGAAGAATTTGCATGGTACTCAGTAATACCAACAGTACAATTTGGTAAGTATGACAACAAAAGAAATACATACTCAAAAACTGTGACTTATGTAATAAAACGATATGAGACACCTTATATTAAATCACCCAACGTGGCTAAAACTTTACCATATTATGGTCCTTATAAAAGATATAAACATTGGTACATGAGCGGTGACACCCAACCAGGTGTTAAATTACAAGAAAAAGAAATTATAAGTTACGATCTTCAATATAATTTATTGTACATAAACCTAGCAGGTACTGGAACAGATGCTCCTTTAGCTGAAACTAATAGCACCGCACAAACACAAATCTCTGGTGGTGGAACCAATCCTCAAGGCCGTTTACCAGGTACAGTAGATAAAGCATTGTCTTCAGTTAAAACTTTTTTGTACAGTCAAGGAGATCAAATAAAAGCAAAAATTGTAATATTAGGAGATCCTGATTTCTTATTAACTTCTTCTGGTAAAGGCGCCGATGAAATTATTAATAATAAATGGGAAACAAGTGATAAAACAATCAACTCAGCCTCAGGACAGGTATTTATTGAAATTGAGTTTAGAAATGCAGATGACTATGATACACGTGGTAGCGGGTTGATGAATATAACTAAAGATGGTGATATATTGTTTTGGGATTATCCTCAAAATATTAAAAAAACTTCACCACAGGGTATTATATATAATGTTTGGCAAGTTCTTAGTTCATTTGAACACGGGTTATTTAGACAAGAATTAAAAATAGCCCCGCCAAATTTTAATGAATATTTAGATCCTAATGATACAAAACAAGATGAAACTGCACGTGAAGATGCAGACCCTAACAGTAACCCAACTGATAAACGTTTGGCTGCCGGAACACAAACTGCAAATGGATCTACAACTAGTACCCCGGTAAAAAAATATCCCACAATAAAACCTACAATTAAGCCATCTTTGACAAATTCGTTTACACCATCACCTAATTCGCTACAATTACCAGGAACCGTACCCCCACTAACAACTAATAAATTGACAGCTGGATTGGCTAATACGGAATCCGGTAAGCCGTTATCAGCCTTTAATGTAGCTAATGATGATAAAAGTGGGTATAATGTAGACTTAAGTCAAGCAGAACCTTATGTAAGTTCAGGTAGACTTCCAAGTACATCTCCTGATAGTTCAAGTAACAAAGTTTTAAGAAATCCAAGAACCGGAAGGCCATGGTAATATATGTCAGCTAATGAAAATCTAATTAAATTATTTGGTGCATATAGCACTAACAAAGATACTAGGGGCGGTGCTCAAACTATCCCCAGTGCAGTTATAGGTATTGTTAAAAACAATATTGATCCAACTCGCAGCGGTAGAGTTGAAGTATACTTAGTAAGAGGTAATAGTAGTGATCAGGATAATCCTGCTAGTTGGGTACCTGTTAACTATATGAGTCCTTTCTTTGGATATACGACAAATGGGGCAAGTACTAGTGATGATGGAAAATATTTAGGTAATCCTAATAGTTATGGAATGTGGATGACACCCCCTGATGTAGGGACTCAAGTGTTATGTGTATTCTTAAACGGTGATCCTAACTTTGGTTATTACATAGGTTCATTACCTTTACCTGGATTAACATTCATGGTGCCTGCAGTAGGTGCAAGCGATTATTTGTTGGCTAATTCAAGTGAAGCACAAAGTTATGGTGGTGCTAAAAGATTACCAGTAACTGAATATAATAATGCAAATAAAAAATTAGATGATAGCCCCGGAGTTGTTTATAGTCCAAGACCTGTACATAGTTATCAGGCAGCTATATTATTCAAGCAGGGATTGATAAAAGATACTGATAGAGGAACTATTGGTAGCAGTAGTATGCGTGAAAGTCCTAGTAAAGTATTTGGTATAAGTACACCCGGAAGACCTATATACAAGGGTGGATATACTGATGATACAATTGCTGGCGCTATTAAATCTAATGCACCAGATGATAGTTTTCAAATAACAGGTCGTAGAGGCGGACATAGTTTTGTTATGGACGACGGTGACGTTACGGGCAAAGATCAATTAATAAGATTACGTACTGCTACGGGTCATATGATAATGATGAATGACTATGCTCAAACATTAATTATTATGCATGCCAATGGTCAAAGTTATATTGAATTGGGTCGTGAGGGTACAATTGACATGTACTCTACTAACTCAGTAAACATTAGAACTGAAGGTGATTTAAATTTACATGCAGATAGAAATATAAACATAAATGCAGTTGGTGATTTAAGTATGTCTGCTAAAAATCTTAAAATGGAAAGTTTAAAAGATACTACTCAATATGCTGGTGCAAAATATAATGCTTACGCAAAAGGCGACTATACTATTAAAGGTGAAAGTAATTATGCAGTTGATGTCGCCGGCGATTTAGGATTAAAAAGTTCAGGTACTGTATTTTTAAACGGTGGAAAAAATAAACCAAACATTAAAATTAATAGCGGTACTATATCAGTAACACCACCTAAGGTATCTCAACATAAAGTAAATGCATTATCAGATACGTTGTATGATAGTACTAAAGGATATAACTCTGCACCTGCTTATATGTCTAGTATTGTTAATCGTGCACCAGCGCATATGCCATGGGATATGGCAGGTAAAGGGGTTGATGTATCAACAAATAAAAGTTCTAGCGCTGCTTTTGCTGCATTACCATCTAGTCAAATACAAGCATTAAATAGTGCAGTTGGTACTGCTTCCGCAGTTACTAATCCTAACTTAATGGCAACAGTACCTGATCTAAGCGCAGCAGCAAACGCATCAAGCACATTAGATAAAGGTGCAATGACAGGTTTAGTGTCACAAATGGCAGTTGCAGCACAAAACGGACCAGCCGGAGCAGCAATAGCATCAGTCGGTGGTGCAGGTGCAGGAGTACTAAGTAATGGAACAACATCAACCGCAGTAGTAGGTGCATTTGCTATGTCACCAAATCAATTAGAAGATGCTGGTGTAATTAAACCAGGATCAGCTACAGCAGTAAATGCAAGTGTCGCTAAAGGTGCAAGTGTTCAAAATGCAATGCCAGATAATATCTTTACTGGACAAAATGGTACGAATAGTTTAAATCAATTTCTTAACAACACGCCTGCACAAGCTGCCGGTGCTGCAAACTTATTGAATAAGAGTGAAAGTAGTTTGATTAGTTCAGGTATACTTTCTGGAAACGAACATTCTACACAAACAAGTGGATTAATTTTAAGCACTGCTATGGCAGGATTAGGTCCAACTGCAAACTTTTTATCAAGTACAGGATCGGTACCCGGGGTATCTGCTCTTACTGGTCAAGGATTAAGTACGTCAGTAGCAAATCAATTAAATGGTTCTCCTGCTGATTTGATTGCTGGTGGTAACGCTGCCGGCGCACTTGCGGATAAAGCAATGTCAACATTAAGCGGTGTACCCTTAGGTGGCATTGATGTAACCGCAGCACTTAAAGGTTTTGCGTCTGGATTATTTTCAACTGTATTAAGCGCATTCAAAAGTTTTACGCCTAATGTACCACAAAATTTATCTACTATATCAAGTGCATCAGGTGCATCATCATTGGCTAGTGGAGCAAATTTAGGTGCTTTGGCTGGTGCAGCGGGGCAAGTAGCAAGTCAGGCAGCAAGTGCAGGTGTTCAGGCTGCACTTGCAAGCAATCCAGAATTATCAGCGGGGCTAGCAATCGCAAATCAAGTAAGTAGTGGAAAACCAATTACTGCTCAAAGTCTTGCCGGCGCAGCTATTTCAAGTGAAGTACCAGGTGTTAATCCAACTGCCTTAGGTGGCGTACCAAGTGGTGCAGTAGCACTAGACACAAGTAGTATTCCGTCAAGTGCAGGAACACAAAATATATCTGGTGCTATAAGTTCATTAGCCGGCGCAGCAGGTACTAGTTCTTTGGGAACAAGTATAGCATCTGCACAAAGTGCATTGGGTGGTAGTTCATTATCTGATATAGCAGGGGCAGGGTTAGCACCAAGTCAATTAAGTAGTCTTAATGCATTGTTTAGTACAATAGGTGGAGGAGCATTAAATATTAGCTTACCAAGTATTAAAACTAATAGTTTTGATACCAGCGGTATGGCCTCAACTACAAAAGGTTTAACTGTCCCCGGAGTTCCACCTTTGTCTTTTGGTACAAAGAATACTGCACCGGCAACTACTTCAAGTGATATCATATCACTTAATCAACAGATAGATGCAGCAGAAGCCGAATGTAAAAAATTATTTGCTGCATATGAAACAACAAAAGCACAATATGGGTATGAAAGTGCTCAAGCAAAAGAGGCCCTACACCAATATTCAGTGGGTGTACAAAAAGCAGAAGATTTAGAAGAAAAGTTATCTAAAACTAAAGCAGTATAAAAGGAAATAATCATGGCAACATACATAGGATTCAGTACTCAACACGTAGAAAATATAAGATCGACCGGACAACCCAGGGGGATTAATAACTCTGTTGGAACAAGCAATCAAACTGTTAGAACCGGAAAGAATTTTAGAAGCGTAGATGAACAACTAGTTATACAAGACTTTATTAATTCATTGAATATAACACAAGGTGAAATACCCGGAAACCCAGCATATGGGACTATTCTTTGGAGCTTTATCTTTGAACCAAACACAACTGATGTAAGAACTGCCTTAGAAGAAGAAGTTACCAGAGTTGTTGCAACTGATCCTAGAATAACATTAAACACTTTAACGACTACTACATATGAGGCTGGTATTATGATGGAATTGGAGCTTGCAATAAATCCATTCAATAACCCCATTGACTTATCAGTAACATTTGATCAAGCATCAGGAACCGCAACATTAAGTTAAAAACACGGTTTTTAACTACGATAAATATATAAAAGAGATTATCTATGGCAACAAGTTCAAGACAAAGTAATATATTTGGTATAAACGATTGGAAAACATTATATCAAACATACAGTTCGGCTGATTTTCAAAGCTATGACTTTGAAAGCCTTCGCAAGAATTTTGTTGATTATTTACGCATAAACTACCCAGAAACTTTTAATGATTACGTAGAAAGTAGTGAATATGTTGCATTGCTAGACATTATGGCTTTTATGGGCCAAGCATTAAGTTTCCGCGATGATTTAAACACACGTGAAAACTTTATTGATACTGCCGAACGTAGAGATAGTGTTATCAAACTTGCAAACTTAGTTGGTTATAACCCACAAAGAAACTTGGCAGGTCAAGGATTTTTAAAAGTAACAAGTATACAAACTACAGAACAAATCACAGACATTAATGGCATTAATTTAAGTAGTCTTGCAGTATTGTGGAATGATCCTGCTAATCCAAATTGGCAAGATCAATTCAATACAATTATTAATGCTACATTAGTAAGCGCACAACGTGTTGGTAAACCGGGCAACAGTCAAACATTGCTTGGGGTAAAGACAGACGAATACAGTATTCAAATTCCTACTAGTGCAACACCTACTTCTAGCTTTGGTGCTACTATAGATGGTGTAAGTATGAATTTTGAATGTGTTAGTATGACAAGCGTTAATAGCAATTCATTGTATGAAAAACCACCAGTAAGTGATGGTACATTTAATATACTATATCGCAATGATAATTTAGGATTTGGTAGTAATAATACCGGATTCTTTATGTATTTTAAACAAGGATCACTAAGTACATATCAATTTAATATAGCCGAACAGATTAGCAATCAAATAGTTGACATTAACATTCAAGGTATTAATAATACCGATACTTGGTTGTACGATGTGGATCCTACTAGTAATGCTTTGATCGCATGGAAACAAGTTGACAGTATATATGCACAACAAAATTCTACTAATGCACAAATTTTTAGTGTAATTAGCAGATTCAATGATCAAGTTAGTTATGTGTTTGGTGATGGTACTTTTGGACAAATGCCAATTGGTAATTTTGTTGCATATATTCGTGCGGGTAATGCATTAACATATAATATAAATCCAAGTGATTTCAGTGGTATTGCTGTTAATATTAATTATTTAAGTAGAACAGGACGATCAGAGACACTAACATTAACACTAGAATTGCCTTTACCGGTAACTAATGCACAAGCACGTGAGACATTGCAAAACATTAAAACACGTGCACCACAACGCTATTATACACAAAATCGTATGGTTAACGGAGAAGATTATAATAACTTCCCATTCACTTTATACAGTAGTATTATTAAAAGCAAAGCACTTAATCGTGTAAGTGTTGGTATTAGTAGAAACTTTGATTTATTAGACCCAACTGCAAAATACAGTTCAACAAATGATTTTGCAGATGATGGTGGCCTATATATAAATGAAGATGTAGGCCATGTTAGTTTCAATCCAACTAACAGTAGTGAAATTGTCAAGTTTTTATCAGAGACATTAAGTGTAATATTAGACAGTCCTAAAGTATTGCAGTATTATGCTGCACATTATGTATGGATGCAACAATCAGCTACGATAGATGCTACAAATACATATTATTGGAATCAGAGTGGATTCAATTCAAATCAAACAAATGGATACTTCTATAATAGTTATGGTCCTATACAAATAGGCGTTTATACTAGCGGTAACAGATCATACATTACAGAAGGTGCAATGTTACAATTTGTTGCACCTAGCGGATATTATTTTGACAGTAACAATCAATTAGTAGCGGGTATTGCTAATCCAAGTAATATTACTTCTATTTGGACTAGCGTTGGTAGTGTTACAGGTGATGGCTCAAACAACAATGTTGGTAACTTAAGTAATGGCACAGGTCCAGTAGTGTTAACAAATATTGTACCTAATGGGTGTATTCTAGTTAATATTATTCCAAGTTTTACCAACATATTACCTGTCGCAGTAACGCAAGAATGTATTACATTGATTAATCAAAATCAAAGTTTCTCATTGTTGTTTAATAATACATTGTTAGCTAATCAAAATCGTTGGACAATAAGCACATACAATGATACAAATTGGTTTGTAAATTTCTTAAGTTTGGGTGGCAATAGTTATACTGTTACATATAGAAGCCTTAGCTATTATTTTGGTAGTGTAAATGAAGTTAGATTTACTTATGATGCTAACAAAATTGTATTTGATCCACTAAGTGGAAAAATAATGCAAGACCAAGTTAAGATATTACAAAGTAATACCAATCCACTAAGTAACTGGCCATTAGCAAAAGACACTACATTGTATGTGGTTGGTCAACCAGTAGAAACTGATGGATACGTTGATGATTATGCAGTTGAAGTATCAACGTATGATCCTAATGTTCCGGGAGTGTTACGTGATCCTCATTTCTTCCAAGATATTACCGGGTATCAAACAGGTTCAACCAATTTACAGTTTTTCACGTTCTTCCAACAAATTACTGATGCAAACTTGTTAACAAGATATGTAATGTTACCAAGCAACAGCGTTGTTTTTAGCTATGGAACACAACAAGATATTAGTGTAGTTATGTATGAATACCCAATCAATACAATTTTCTACGCAGTATTTGAAAACAATTTTTATCAATCACAATACGACACCACTACTAGTGCAAATATATATAATTTATATTTAATAACTGGGTATACTGCTATGACAGGTCGTCAAGGATTATATTTCCAATATAAGCATATTAGTGATGAAACTACTAGAATTAACCCATCAAGTACAAATATTATTGACTTGTACCTTGTAACACAAAGCTATTACACATTATATCAAAATTGGATTAATGATACTACTGGTGTTGTAGCGGAACCTGACTTACCAACAATTGATGAATTAACTCAGGCATATAGTAATTTAGATAACTACAAGATGTTAACTGATAACATTGTTATGAATAGTGTTCAATTTAAACCATTGTTTGGTAGTAAAGCAGCACCAAACTTACAAGCAACTATTAAAGTTATACCCAATCAAGGAACCACTGCAAGCAATAGTGAAATTATTAGTAGCGTTTTATCTGAAATGAATAATTATTTTAGTATTGATAATTGGGGATTTGGTGACACGTTCTATTTTAGTGAACTTGCAGCATACTTACATAACAAATTAGGAGACTATATCAATAGTGTGATATTAGTTCCTAACGATCCTAATTTAACATTTGGTGATTTATATGAAATAAAGTGCTCACCTTATGAGATTTTTGTAAATGCAGCACAAGCAAGTAACATTGTAATTATTTCAGCATTGACCCCGGCGCAATTGCAAACAAGCGCAAGTACTAGTTCAAGTTAACACAGGCATAAAGAATGGCAACAATTATAAGAACCATTGATTTCTTACCAGAGATATTTCGCACCAACACCAATGATCAGTTTTTATCCGCAACATTGGATCAACTAATTCAACCACCGGACTTTAGAAAAGTTCAAGGTTATATTGGTAGTAAATTTGGTTATGGTGTAAAGAGCACAGATCAATATGTACAAGAACCTACACTATCTAAAACACGTTATCAACTAGAACCTAGTGTGGTCAATCTTGATCCAATTACTGGCAAGCCAACCGATATGATTACATATCCTGAAATGATTGATGCCATAACACTAGAAAGCGGGATAACACCTAATCATAATAACTTATTCAGTAATCAATTTTATAGTTGGGATAGTTTTGTTGATTTAGATAAATTAATTAACTTTGGTCAATACTACTGGGTTCCACAAACACCTGAAAGTGTAGAGATAACTACGTCAACTCAATTGTTAAATGCTAATATAGCAGTTATTTCAAATACAGATAACACATACAGTATTGACTTCAATGGTACTACATACTCTGTAGAAAATCCTACTCTTACCTTAGTAAGAGGTGGAACATATACATTTAACGTAAACCAAAGTACACCTTTCTATATTCAAACATTACCTGGTGTTGATGGGGTAGATCCTGCAAGTACTAATATTAGTACAAGAAATATTATAGGATTAGATTTTAATGGTGTATCTAATGGCACTATGACATTTACTGTGCCAGTTGCCGGCACTTCTGGTTACAATTATGCAAGTAGCATATCAGTTGATTTAGTATCAAATCTACCATTCAATGAGGTTAATGGAGCCCCGTTAAGTTTATTAAATGGTATTGATGGTGTTTCTAGTGTTGATGGAAAAACTGTAATATTTTATGGAAGTAAACCGGGCGAGATAGGAAGCATAGGTGATTATTTTGACGGTGATAGATTTGATAATCCTAATTCTAGTTTTTCAGGAAGTATAGACCAACCATTGACAGGTACTATATTTAAAATAAAAATAGTTGGGTCTGATAATGATGCAGTAATTGAGTTAGAACCATATCAAGTTATACCTAATGATACATTGATCACAATCACTTATGGTGTACAATATATCAAAACAAATTTTGTAAAGAACAGTCATGGTGTATTATCTTTACTGCCAGCAGATACATCAACATTGAATACATTATATTATCAGGATGGGTATAATGCTGATAAAGTAGGTAAGATAAAAATCATTGATAGTGTTGCTAGTTCTGTATTAGATGTTAATGATATTTTATATAAAAGTAAGTATACAAGCCCTAACGGAATAAAATTTACTAATGGACTATTAGTTAAATTTACTGGTAATATAGTACCAGAAAAATATTTGAATAATAACTACTACGTAGAAGGTGTTGGATCTAGCATACAGTTAATACCAGTTACCGAAATGATAACACCTGAGCCATTTACTAGCACAGTAAGTGAACCTTTTGATGGTGCTAACGATTCATTTGATCAAAACAGTTTTGGTAATACAATTAATTTACCAATAACTCCTGATTATCTTACAATCAATCGTTCTAGCATTGATAGAAATGCATGGTCAAGAAGTAATCGTTGGTTTCATGTTGATGTATTAAACACTATTGTAGCAAACAATCTAACAAGTCCTATTGCTAGTGCTGCTTTAAAAAGTGGCTCTGCTAGAGCAAAAAGACCAATTATTGAATTCTATCCTAACCTAAAGTTAATATATAGTGGATTAAATGGTAAATTGCCAGTAGACTATATTGACACTACAACAACTAACGCACTATCTATATTAGCCGGAAAAGACCCAAGTAGTTATCTTCCAGATGGAACTATAACAGGTAATGATACAGTAAATGCTGAACTTGTAAATTCATTTTTATTTGATGGCTGTAGAATTATATTTGCAGCTGAATCACCGGAAGCTAGAAGTAAAATTTATGTAGTTAACATTGCTACTATTAATGGACAAAGACAACTGACTTTCAACGTTGCCGGAGACGGGTATGTAAATCCAGGTGATCAAGTTGTAATCACTAATGGCCAAACTAACAAAGGATTCAGTTTTTATTATAACGGTAGTGATTGGATTAATGGTCAAACAAAAACTAGAGTAAATCAACCACCGTTATTTGATGTGTTTGATTCAAACAATATTAGTTTTAGTGATGGTAATTACTATCCGGGAACTAATTTTAATGGATGTACATTATTTCAATACTTACCTGGCACAGGAACTAAAGATCCTATTCTTAATTTTCCTATTCAATATAGTGGTGTAGGTAATTTGAATGATGTTAATTTTGTGTGTACGTTAAACACAGATACATTTAATTTTGTTAACAGTGGAACATCAGTAACATTACCAGTAAGTGATGGATTTGTATTTAAATATACTGATCCTAATAATTACACTAGACAAATTGGATGGCAAACTGCTGTTGGTAAAAGTTTTCAATATCAAATTTTTAGATATGAGTATACTGGTGCTGCTGGTTTACCAATAGTTAGCTTTACCATTGATATACCAATGAAAGATGGCACCACAACACCATGGCCTACTAGTGTTGTGTATATAAACAATAACAGAATTGCTAATACAGAGTACTATGTTACAGTTAGTAATGGATCAACTGTTGTTAATTTAACTACATCATTGAACACAAATTCACTAATCACGATAATGATATATAGTGATGAAATAAGTAGTACTGGTTATTATGAGATACCTAGCAACTTAGAACAAAATCCATTCAATGATGCAATCACTACTATAAATGCAGGTGATATCAGAGGTCACTATAAGAGTATTTGTAATAACGTATATAATTTTACAGGCGATCCGTTTGGTGCAAACAATTACAGAGATTTAGGAAACGTTGTACCATACGGTACGAGAATTACACAAAACAGCGCAAGTTTAGTAACTGCAGCTGCATTCATTAGAAGACAAGAAACAAATTTCTTTAACAGTATCAGCTATAATTCTATTGAGTATACTAAATTTAAAGCGTTACTATTAAACACGGTTTCTAATCAAGATTATACTCCTTATAACAATGCACCTGACATGTTAGACGAAGTATTAGAAATCATAACTTCAACAAAAACTACATCAAGTCCGTTTTTCTGGAGTGATATGATTCCTAGTAAAACACCGACTTATGTTAATGCATATACGTTTAAGATAGGAATATCAAATACTGTATATCCATTACAAAGAGTATATGATTTTAAAAATGCAAATTATTATAGCGTTTTGTTATATGTTCAATATACAAATAATGGTATAGTTCAATATAAACAACTGATAAAAGATATTGATTATTTTGTTAATGCAGATAATCCATACGTGTTACTAGCCACACAATTGAATGATGGTGATATTGTTGTAGTTAAAGAGTATACACAAACTTATGGAAGTTATATTCCAAGTACTCCCACTAAAGTAGGATTCTATTCTGCGTATGTACCAGAAGTTGTATTAGACCAAACTTACTTACAACCTACTCAGTTTATCAGGGGGCACGATGGAAGTCTTAGTAAGTTATACGGAGATTATGATCCATTAACTAATTTCTTTAGTGATCCTAGAGATAGTTTATTATTTGAATTTGAAAATAGAGTCTTTAATAATCTTAAAATAGCTAATAGAATTCCTGTAGATTATTATGATGTTTTCCCCGGGCAGTTCAGAACTACAGGATATAAACAGTCAGACTTATTTAAATTATATAACGTAGGTGTTTTAAATTGGGTGGGATTAAATCGTATTGATATTGCTACTCAGTACTATGACCAAACTAACGAATATACATGGAACTATCTTGGATCAAAAAACAAACTAACAAATACTAACTTCAATCAAGGTAGTTGGAGAGGTATATATCTTTGGTTGTATGATACTGCAACGCCCCACGACACACCATGGGAAATGTTAGGCTTTACTATTGAACCTAGTTGGTGGATAGATAGATATGGTCCTGCACCATATACAAGTAATAATACATTATTATGGACTGATTTAAGTAATGGTTATATCTATAATAATGGACAACCTTATGTTGACAGTAGATTTGCTAGACCAAGATTATTAGATATTTTACCAGTAGATAGTAATGGTAATCTATTAAGCCCATTTGAAACAGTTGTTGGTAACTACAACGCAAAAACATTTAACACAAATTGGGTAGTAGGAGATATGGGTCCTGCTGAATATAGTTATCGTAAAAGTAGTACATGGCCATTTGATTTAATGCGAATATATGCATTAACAAGACCTAGTGACTTTTTTACATTGGGGCTAGACTTAGATGTATATCAATACTATAGCGAATTCAATCAATACTTAGTATATGGTAGATTAAGAACTCCACCAAATCTTAAAAATACACAGTTCTATGGTCATGATGCAAACAATGCATCACATAGTTATATCAATTGGATAGTTGACTATCTAAATCAGTATGGAGTAAATGGTACTACTATAATTGAAACTTTGTTTGAAAACTTAGATGTAAGATTAACTTATAGAGTCAGTGGTTATAGTGATCAAAATAAACTAAACTTTATTATTGAAAAGGGATCACCTAATAGCACAAATACTTCATTAATGATTCCTAGTGAAAACGTTAATGTTATCTTACACTCAAATGAACCTAATGATAGTATAGTATACAGTTCAGTAATTGTTCAAAAAACAAGTACTGGATTCAAAATATTTGGAAATAGTCAGAATAAAACATATTTTGTAAGTTACAATCCTTTCGCTAATGGAAAAGTAACACCTATCACGGTAATAGACTTAACAGTAAATGCCCCTATACAATTTAGTGATCAAATTAATTATACTGCCTATGGTACTGAACTATCACTAACTGATTTAGTTAATTTCTTATTAGGATATGGTAATTATTTAGAAACTCAGGGAATGATTTTTGATGACATACAAAATGGTACTCAATTAGATTGGTATCAAATGTGTGCTGAGTTGCTATACTGGGTTAGAACTGGATGGGAAGTAGGTAGTGTTATTAACTTAAACCCATGTGCTAATCAAATTCATATAGTGACACCTAACGGAATCATACAACCTTTCACATACTTACAAGATAACTTTATTTTAAATCAAAATTTAGTACCTATCAAGTTAAGTGATATGGCAATTTATAGACAAAGCAATACTTTTACTGCTAAAGTTTTGACTAACGGTGATGCTATCAGTTATTTTAAAGCAGATATTAGTGCTATAGAAAACGCAGTAATCTTTGATAATCAAACATTATTCAATGATGTAATATACAATTTGATTACAGGATTACGTCAACAACGTTTATATCTAAGAGGTAGTAAAACTAATCAATGGGATGGTACGCTTTATGCACCTGGATTTATAATTAATTCAGACAATGTGCAAGAATGGGCGCCCAATACAAAATACAACAAAGGTACTATCGTAACATATAAACGACAGTACTTTATGGCTAACCAAACGGTTATTGCACCTACAACTACATTTAACTACAATGATTGGCTATTAACTAATTATGGTAAAATAGATAAAGGGATACTACCTAATCCTAGCACACGTGCAAGCGAAACTAATTTCTATTACGATACATACAGATCCACTATAGATACCGATGGAGAGTTATTACCATTTAGTTTAATAGGATTTAGACCTAGAGATTATCTAGCACAAGCAGATTTAAACAATATATCTCAAGTAAACTTCTATCAAAACATGATTGAAGAAAAGGGTACATTAACTGCAGCTAATAATTTATTAAATGCAACAATTCAAAATAATGCAATGCAGTATGATATATACGAAAATTGGATGATATTGAATAGTAGTTATGGTGGAGTATTGAATCGTAACTTTGTAGAATTTACATTAGACGAATCGTTATTAAACGGCAACCCCTCAATAATAGGATTGATTAATGGTAATAATATTGACGAAGCCAATCAACAAGTACCATTAACTAAAATTGCTAATTATGGTAGAATGTTATCAGACACTAATTTACTACCAGTAGATACTAGCAGTATGGTTAATAGTTTGCCGGACGCAGGCTATGTTAATTTAGATGATGTTACATTATATTCTTATACAGTTGAAAGATTAGACAATGCTAGTATCTATTCTGTGTATGCTAATGATTATATTTGGATAGCTGATAATCAAAGTACATGGAAGATATTTACTCCTGTAAGTTTGAGTTGCCATATAACATCAGTAGCTAACAATCTTAACAATACGTGTGTACTTACAACGACTATTCCACATGGTTTAAGTCAATATGATGTAATTGGTATTGCACATTATGATTCACGTATTGATGGATTCTATACAGTCCAACAAATAGTTAGTAATACGTCTGTGTTGGTTAATTTAACCTTATCTAATTCAACTACTAATATATCTTTTAGTAATTTTGGATTGTTGTATAAACTTAATAATATGAGAGTAAGTGATCCTACAAAGATCAATTCACTACCATTATTATCAAACGAATTCACTTATACTAATGTATGGGTAGATAAAGCGAATACTAACGATTGGGCACTATATCAAAAAGTTATTAATTATAATGATAGCAATTTTGATTTATTCAGTTTAAATAACGGTGCATTAGGTAGTTCAGTAGCTTATGTTCCTAAATTAGGTTATTATGTTTCTGACCCGATCAAAGGTAAAGTTTACAAATATATCAAAAGCGGTCAAGGATATATTCAAACAGATACTATAACGCATGGTGTTGGGTTTGGTACACAAATGGCTCGCAATGATGAATTTTTAATCATCAGCGAACCAAATGATAGCCAAAGTAATTTGTACATTTATCGTATAGTTCAACTTCCTGAAGTAGAAGCATTAGTAGAAGAACAAATTATTCCAGTAGTGAATAAGTATGTTGGTACTAGTATGGCATTTAGTGGTGATGGTAACTACTTATTTGTGGGCGCACCAAAGATTAATAGCGTAATGTATTTTAACAAACAAGTTGATTTTGCATACATTCCGTTTACAAGCACATTTACATTAACATCTACGGTACAAGTTACACATGGAAATTCGCAGATAATTATTAATTTAAATTCGTCAAGTGATACTTATTTTGAAAATGAAATTGGTAATGCTATTGGTCAAGTAATATATATTAATAATGTTTCATATAGCATATCAGGTCAAGCCGGTAATCAAATTACTTTAAGTTCTAACTATACAGGTACTACCGGAACTAATGTCTCAGCGTACATTAAAGTTTACGAAAATGCACCTGTAAGTGCTTCAACTAATCCATTAGATAAATTCTTTAAAGTAAGAGGTAATGTAATACCTACATTTACCCCAGGTAAACGTACTGCGTTTGTGCAGTATAGTCAATATGGCAGTTCAGTATTGTATGGATTTGGTTATGATGCACAAGCAGGTTACAACTTAAATGGTTCATACGATCCAAACAGTGCAGTTTATCCACCAGCACCAGCATCCGGTGATCCTGCATTCAATCAAAAATATAGAAGCTATTATTTTGTTATAACAGGAAAAGTTGATTTATCATCTGTAGTATCAGTTACTATTTCAATAGATCCAACCGTTGACAAAGCAAACTACACAGTAAATTCTAGTAATAGTACATACGATAGTGTTACAAATACAACAAAGATTTATATTTCTCAAGCTGAGTTTAATGGTATAATTTATGAAGAATTATTCTATACTTTAGACCATTATAATATATATAATTTAACAATAGGTAAAGGATCAACTGCACCTATTTTAACACCAACATACATATTAGGTGTGGGTAACTATGTAACAGTTATTACTGCTGAATATGATAGTACCACTGATACTAGTACAGTTCACACAGTTGAACGTATAGGATATAGCATAACACCAAGTACAATTTCAGCTATTAATGGTTCAAATACATACGCACAGGCTGTTAATAATCAGTTTAATATTCTTGGATTAATTTATATCAATAGTAGCGCAGAATTAAATCAACCTATACCTGGTTCAACGGTACCAAAGATTCAAACTCAAGGTTCTGATAACTTTGGTGCAAGTATTGCAGTTAACCATGATGCAACTAAAATATTCATTGGATCTCCAACATACCATGTACAATTAAGTAGTGATCCTGAAGTACCACCCGTACCAAATGTAGGTGTTGTATGGGTATACGACAGATTAGTTGAAACTTGGCAAGTTCAATATACTCCCCAAAATTTTGAGATATATGCAGTAGTTACGCCGTGGATGCCTACAAGCAATATGATATTAACTATCAACGGACAGCCAATTAGCCCCACAAAATATAAAACATTTTTATACACTACAATTATTGGTCCACGTGTTAAAGCAGGTGACGTTATCACTATAAGTGATACTATACTTGTATTGAGTGACCAGTTAACAAGCTACCAAGACATTAATGGTGTAATACCAAATCAACAATTTGGTACAAGCATTAGTTGCAACAGTACTGGAAGTGAAGTTATAATTGGATCTCCTTATGATTTGGGTGTACAGGGACAACAAGGTGCTGTGTATCGTTTTACCAACGAAGGTAAACGCTTTGGATTTGTTACTGCATTAATTGCAGCAAATAATCAATTGGGTGCAACTGATATATTCATTAATGGCTATAACGTAATGATACCTACTGGCGATGCATTTGCAATGGCAGAGGCTATTAATCTTGCACAGATTAATAATGTATTTGCATATACTACACAGGATGATAACGGAAGTGATCCTAGATTAGTTATCAGATTGATTAATACTGATTTAGGTCCCGCTAACAACAAACTTAACATAACAGTATTGAATGGTAATTATTTCTATGAAATGGGAATAGCACCATATACTATAACACAAGTTATAAGAGAACCCCACCCGCAAAATAATAGTCAGTTTGGATATAATATTAAGTTTAACGAACAAAACAGTTTTGTAATAACTTCACCCAGAGCAAATCGTTTTGCTGAAACATTCTTTGACCACGTTGATTCAAATATGCATTACAATACGGTGTTTGATTTAAATCTTACAACGTTTATAGATTCATTTGATAACGCAGGTGCTGCATATATGTTTGATTATATCAGCCCTTACAATGAGGCTTTATTAAACATAGGTCAATATGTTTATGCACAACCTGTTAATGACAATACAAGTGATTATGGTTCATTACCAATGTATGGATCTAGTTTAGACTTTAATAACAATACTGTTATTATTGGTAGCCCAAAATTTAACACTAGTTTAGCACGAACAATTAATGGAAAATTTAATATCTTCTTTAATAGTACAGGAAATCAAGACTGGAGCGTATTCAGAAACAGTTCTCCTGTAGTAGATGTAAACAAAATTCAAAAGATTCAGTTATATAATAACTTAACTGATGAAAATTTAATATCACTAGATTATATTGATCCATTACGCGGTAAGATGTTAGGTGGTGTACATGAGAATTTAGATTATATTGGTACAGTTGATCCTGCAGGATATAACAATACAAACTATAAATCAACTTCAATAGTTTGGAATAGCAATCAAGTAGGTAAAACATGGTTTGATACAAGTTCAACTAAGTTTTTAAATTATCACCAAGATGATATAGCATATAATGCTAAGTATTGGGCTAACTTATTCCCCGGTAGTACAGTTACTGTATATACATGGATAGAAAGTAGTGTTACACCTGCGTTCTATACAGGTCCGGGCACCCCTTACGATATGCTAAAGTATACAACATCATACGGTGTTGACACTAATAATAATTTAGTATCATTATATTATTTCTGGGTAAGAGGCACAAATCAGTTAAGTAAAGGTAAAACATTAACTGATTCAATTATAGAGCAATATATCGCAAACCCACAAAATAGTGGTATAGCATACATGGCTCCACTACGCCCTGATGCATACGCACTATATAATGTGCGTGATTATGTTAATGGATTGAATACAAATATTCACATTGGATTTGGTACTGGTACAGTTGATAATGAAATACATAATAACTTTAAGATTATAAAAAGTAATTATGCAGATGATTTCTTACCAGGACTACCAACTGCAACAAATACAAGTCCTAGTGGATTATACAATAGATTACTAGAAAGTTTTGCAGGTTTAGATGAAACAGGTGCAAACGTACCTAACTTTAGATTGCCTGCGTATATGCAAGTTGGCATTAGTGTAAGACCTAGACAAAGTATGTTTATTAACAGATATAATGCATTAAAGAATTATATAGAATTTGCAAATAACATATTAAGTCAGTATACAGTAAGTGAATTTAGCAATCTTACATATTTGAACACTAGCGGAGAATTCTTTACAACCAGTGATTTATGGTCAAGCGTATACTGGTGGGCTACTGGATATGGCAACACTACAAAAACAAATGCAGAAGTTGGTATATTTGCAGACTTATATAGAATTACACCAAGAGAAGGAATGATTGTAGGTGTAGCTAAGAATGGTCAGGGCAATCGTGAAGTATACTTATACACTAATAGTCAATGGACTAGAATTGGTTTGCAAAATGGTACTGTAAAACTATCAGATGTATTATGGG